CCTTTAGAACTTCATAAGACTTGAAGTTAGAAGGATCAGTGAATTCCTTCAGTGAATATTCCTTCTTCCAAAGAACTTCAAGTTTATCATCATCACCATCAAGAAGTGCAGACTTAGCAGCAAATTCAGATTTATCGTAATTGCGATAACTCTCAACATTCCGAATCTTCAGTTTGAAGTTGGCACCTTCCCACATATCAAATGGGTTAATAGGTGTTTCATCAGCAAATTCAGGATTCATTGCCTCTGTGATCTTATCAAAGATTTTCTTACCAAACTTATAGAGTCTGATTTGACCATCATTCTCAGGATTACTTGGATCAGAAACGACCAGAATATTTGAGATATAAGTCAGCCTGCGCTTTTGCTTCCGAGCAATTTCTTTGTTTGCTTCAATACCAGAATTCCATAGGGTTGTATTAAACTCTGAAACTGGATCTTTGTCATTAAGAGTAGTTCTTGAGTTTTCAATATACCAACCACCAGGTCCTTGAAAGCCATGATTGAATACGCGGATCCAAGGAAGTGCATCATCACCATCAGCAGCAGGTGCAGGAAGGAATCGGATAACTGCCATTCCGTTACCAGCTTTATCTACTGTTGGCTGCCAAAACCTTGTGTCATCTTTCGAACCAGATTCAGCAGTCTTTGTTGTGTCCTGAATTGCCTTGGACAGTTTCTCAATTGAACTACGATTACGTTTTAGATTTGCAAATGAACTCATTTTTATTACCTTTCGTATAACGATGTATGTTGTTTTATTAACGCTTTATCCACAATGTCATAATATACTGTTATTTAGTGCACCTGAAATAGATGCTCCAAAGTATTCAGTGTATCAACAGAATTGTTGTGGAGAATACCAATTCCGCCTGCTTTATCAAATGCCTCAATTACATCAGGAGTATCATCAATCAAAATGATATCCAATGCTGCATATTCAGCCTTCATTTTCCTATTTTGAACTACATTTATTTTGTATGCAATTCCATGTTTCTTCAACCAAATTGCTTTTTGATCAGCAACCAAATTATGATATTTGATATCCATCCTCAAACTACCCGATGAAGTAAGAATCTCAATTGGGATATCTTTATTTCTAACATATGCAAGCATATCAAATGCACCGGGCATCGGTTGAAGAGATTCAAATTGGTGCGATTCAATAAATTCAACCCAATTATTTGACCAATGTTTATTATTTCGGCTTTTCCACGGATTCTCACCAAACAATTCTTCATATCGCTTTTCAAAGTTACAGAGTACACCATCCATATCAAAATAAACTTTTTTCATTTTCTTCTATAACTTTCTTCAATATCAGCTTACATTTTACAATATTTCTTGGTACAAAAGAGGTATACTTGACAATCTTTCGTCTAAATTCTGGCCAACGAATGTTATCTGTAATCATCTTTGTCCACATTGGAAAGAATCCCAAAATATCATTAAGAATACATAAGGTCTCTATCTCTGCATCTTTATGAAGTATATTTTTCAGAAGTACAGGATAATCACCATTCAATACCTTTATTAGATCATTAGGATTCTTACAGTCACCAAAGAGTTTATTACAATCATTTTCAAAGGTATAAGATAATGATTGAATTACTTTCTGTCTCTTCCGATAATTCTGTGCTGCATCTTCAGATAATAGATTACCAACCCAAGACTTATCATCCTCAACAAAATTAGCAACAATGAAGTTTATCATTTCTTCTTTGTTGGAATACTTTCTTGAGAGTTTATAAAAATGATATTTGTCTTTCCTATTCTCAAAAGAAGTTACACTTACATTGGACTTACCATTATATTTAAAGTAATCATATGAGTCCGATGTAAAATGTAACTTGAGGGCCTGATATAGTTCAAAGGTTTCATAACCAGTCATATTGGTAGACGTGCACCTTTCTCTTTCATCATATTATTATCCATTGCATTAGATTCAATCTTTGCTTTTAGGTTAGCACTAATCAAAGTTGCAGCAACTTCTATCTCAAGTCCAGTTTCCTTGCAATACTCTACAACAGCTTCAATATAATTGTAGTCTGTATCAGCAACCATTTCCTCTATTGCAAGAGAAAACTTGGACATCTCTTCCTTAGTTGGCATTTGAACTGGTATCATCTGCATATTTTGTATTAGCAGTTCCTGTCTTCTTCAATTCATTTATTGTCCAATCCCATGCAGGATTTACAACTGTTTTTTCATCATCTATATGTTCATCATCCCTAGGCCATTCATTACTGGTATCAGTATAATCTTTCCATGTATCATCTTCATGAACAAATTCAAGATTGCCATCCCATACAAAACCAACACCTGCAAGAAATAATTGAAATTGTGCAAGGATATCATCAAGTTCGACAGACTCAAAACTCTTTACTGTTTTATCATTACCATATTCATCATGCGATTGAAATTTGAACTTCATTTGATTACCGTTTCATAGAGGGTTTGGAATTGATCTTGAATTGCAACTTCTTCATCATAATTTTGCTTGTGATAAACCTTTACCATCCTATTGACAAGACGTTTCGGAATATCCAATTCTTCACTAATATCTGTTACTGCTTCTTTGATGTAATCTTTCTCACCAGACATTCGGGTCATCGCATCTGAACACTCACGGATAATCTTCAATAGTTTATCTTTATCTTCTGGATTAGATAGTTGAGCAACAGTCATTTGGTGTACTGACATAATATAATTCCTTTTATTTCTTTGATTGGTAAGGTTGGGTTGATGCTGCATATGCAACACAGATAATATCATCACTCTTGGCATATGAACATCTTACTGACAGTGGATCAACACCCTTAGAAATTGCACTGTCGATGTTCTGTGCCATAAGTCCTCTATCTGTTATACTGTAATAGCCATATCCAAATATAGTTGCTAATGCTATCAATGTTGCACATATAATAAATGTTGTATCTACTTTTATTAACTCACTCATGTACTACTCCTTTTGTTGTAAAAAATATGTCTGCCAATTACTGCGGTAGTTCTCATGTTCTTCCAACCAGGATTAACATAATCTGCATGATAGAATAATGCACCCTTAGATGGATCATGCATTAAGTCATAGTTCATATAGACACTTGTAGCTAAATCTCTGATGCTATTATACACTGGATTTGATGTGGTTGTCAATAGCTTATTGGTAGATAAGTGTAAAGGCATTGCTTCACAATACCAAGAAAACTGACATACATTCTGGCTTTTTTGCTTAACAACACCGCAAATGTCACTTCCGAATAATCCTGTTTTTAGGCGATTAAGAGTAACAAATGCTACTGCAACTTTACCATCTGTTGGTTCAAATGCAGCCTCAAAATATATGTTCTCGGCCAGACATTCTACTTGTTGTTGAGTGCGTGGTGTCAAACTATTAAAACTTATATTGAAAGGCATGTCATATCTTATCTGTGTTGCCATGCCTAAACTTATTGAAAGTATCAAGATGCCAGCAATGATACTAATGAAAATGTATTTCATTATTGTACTCCTTTTTGTTTAAAGGGGGATCATATCCCCTCGCCCATCAGGTGGTAGACTTTAGAACCCAGTCTTCGGCAAAGTCTTCTGCTATTTGTTCTGTATCAAAACAATAGAATCTTTCAATATCAAGATTTGCATCATATACAATAACTCCATATTTGTTGTTATTGGTTCTATAAATCTTTGCATTACGCAGACCTTCTTGATACTCACTCAATACTTCTAGTTTATTCAGCATGACTATCTCTCTCTATAAGATTCAAAAGAAATTTAGAATGTTTCCTAACTTCTTCTGTAACTGCATGGCCATAACCTTCGGGGTTCAAAAGTTCTTTAAGAAATATTTTGATTTCGGCAAGTGTATAATAATCCAACATAACTTGTTCAATAATTTTCATAATCAATCCCACAAGCCTTCATAATATTTACCAAATAAAGCAAAACCATTACTCATTCTTTTCTGGTGCTTCTTCATTCCAACCATATCAATCTTGAATGTATCTTTGGGACTCTTTTCCATTGACCATGTAAGAGGCTCTCCTTTTTCATCTACTTGATCAGTTGGTACCCATAGAATATCATGCTCACCTGAATAAAACTGTTGTTCCCAATCAGTTGTCTTCTGTTCAAATGCCCAAATCATTTCATCAAGAACCCAATCCCAACGCTTGAAATGGTTATCATCTGTGTCCCATTCATGTTCTTTTTTGGGTGCAGATGTTGACCGAAGTTCCTTAGGAACATCCTTGTCATCAGTAAATGGAGCACCATGTTTAGCTTCTTTCAACTGCTTGAGCATCGGAACAATAATAGGTGAAAGTGTACCATCAATATTCCAGGTATCGTACTTATCAATACGGATATTGATGGTACGGCTTCTATGTTTGTAGATCCAAGAACATACCTTAGTCAACAGAGTATCATGATTATCTTTGCCAGCAAGCCATGTACCAAACTTATGTACTCTATCATCATTATCCTTGTCCATCCAGAAAAGAATCTTCTCTGCTATTTGATAAGGTCCTATAAAATTAATATGCGGACCAATATAGACTTTCATTATAAATTCTCCTTGTATGATTTGAATCTATCATCATTACGAATATCAGAAATTCTTTTTTTATCTTTAGAATTTCCTAACCACCTAAATCCTGTACATAGGGTACACTTACAACTTCTACGAGGTTTTTTTCTTTTATAGTTTGCCATAAATTCTGGAAGTTTTTAATGAGGTCTTCCAACTCATTGTAAATTACTTCTTGTCGGCAGCCTTTGCTTCAGCTTTCTTTGCATCTGCTTTAACCGTCTTAACTGCTTTTGCTTCTTCCTTCTTTGCTGGTTCAGCAGCAAATGTAGTTACTGCGAAAAGTGCCATAATAGTTGCAATAAGAAATTTCATTTTTATTTTCCTATAAAATTACATAATATTAAAGTGGATGGTTATTCTGTTACGAGGAAACCATCCGAAACCCTAAGTGGCGTTTAGGCCGCTAATGCGTATAACTCATCGTTTGCAGTTATAAAATTTGCTTGATTTACGATCATCGCCTATCGTGTTGCCTTCTCTACTATCTAACCCTGTCGAAACCTTGTCGCTCCCATCAGAAGATACATCAAGTGTCGGATACTATTCCGCTATTAACACTTTCGTGCCAATGTATCTTCTGGTGGAAGCGGGGGGAATTGAACCCCCGTCCAGAATTCCTTCGCTTTAACGGGATTACAACAATTCTTTATAGTATAACACATAATCATGCAGTTGTCAATACATCTTTCCAATAATTACCTATAGATTTTTCTAAGTCGGTAACATATTTATGCTTTTCTTTAACGAATATCTGTGGAGTGCCTTCTTCATTAGCAATTGCCACAACTAACTGATTGATTGGCATACCGGTTCTGTCCTCAAACATTTCTGCATATGCAGTACATTGCACGAAATAATCTTGAATCCACTCTTCTTTTTTCTCTCTTATTGAATTCTTATAATCCACAATTGACAATTTACCTGCCCATTCTGCAATACAATCTGTTCTACCTGCTAACCTAAGTCTATCACTATATAATGATTGTTCAAGGCCATATACATCACCAATATTCTTATCAATATGTGGTTTTAATTGTGAGAAAAAGTCTTTTATATCTGGCATCAATGATCTGATTTTCATTGGTGACAACTCATTCAGCAAATACCTTTCACATATAGTATGCAACTTAGTACCACGATTCGCAGATTTTTGTGTTATCTTATTAGCTTCTTCTACACCAATACGCTTACGCCATCCATAGATTGCAGATTTATCTTTTCCATATGATAGAACAGAAGTTACCGATGGATATCTTTTTCCTTCAGGTGTTGTATATTTTCTAATACCATCTTCAATAGCAGATGATAAATCAAAATTCAAAGACTCTAATTTAACAAAATTAAATGCCATTAGAGTTTAGTAATTCTATCAACATATTTTTTAACGATTCGGTCGGTTCTTACTTCTTTGATAGATTTACGCTTATGTCTTTCACCAACGGTACTCTTTGGATGTGCTTCTGCAACCTTAAGCAATACATCATTAAATCCAGATGGAATTCTCTGACTACTTGATATACCGGAAACAATATTAGGTGCGGTGATCACCTGTTCAAGATGGGGATTATCTTTGAGGTAGTTTTCACGGTCAGATATTTTCATGAATGCTTCAAAACTATGACCTATATTTTTATCGAAGAACACATATGTTGGCATTGTACCACTCCGGTATATTTCGTTTTTTCCAAGATGCCAAATGGCCCTTGTTCTTTATGTAGTAGTTTTTATATGATGCAATAGAATCACCTGGAATCTTTACATCATCAGGCATTGCAGGAGTAGGTTGTGTAAAGCCCCTATTCCCAATATTATGAGGCATGTTTTTATATAGAATATAACAAAGTCCTTCTCTTTCAACTTTATGTATTTTACC